CTCCTTACCAGATGGAAAACGTAACAGCCATGATTCGTAAGAACTACGATGTTCCTGGTAATATGATTTCCAAAGGTAAAAATAAACCGCTTGCATTCGCATTCATAGATCAGAATGGAAAAGTACAGACTAGGTGGATTGACAAACTTGGGTGGGATTTCTACGTACAATTTGAACGTGACAAAGCTCGTCTCCTTGGTTATGGTAAATCCAACAAACTGTCTGATGGAACATTCGGTCATACCGGTGAATCAGGCAATGTAATTAGGTCTGGCTTTGGTCTTTATGAACAGATGGAATATGGTAACATACTTTCCTACAACACTTTCAGTCTTGATATGCTTACTGACTTCGCTATGGATATGTCTTATGGCAAAATCCCCGAAGATAAACGTGAATTCATAATCTCCACTGGAGAATATGGTGCATATCAGTTCCATAAAGATGCTGTTAATAAAGCTAACGCTATTACTTATTTACAGACTAATGTAAATATCAAATCACAGGATGGTAAACTTCAGTTGGATGAAGGACAATTCCTTTCCTATGTTGGAGTTAATGGAATTAAATTCCGTTTGACAATCGACTCACAGAAAGACGGTTATCCTAATACCTTACTGCATCCTAGTGGAGGTCTTGCTAGTTCATATATTTATGAAATATTTGATACTGGTACGACTGGTGGTATAGCTAATATTTCGAAGGTAAGTGTGAAAGATGAAGAAGAATTCTTTGGTTATATACCAGGACTTCGTGATCCATTCTCTCCATATAATAATAGGACAGATCCTAGGATGATGGCAACATCAGTCGATGGTTACTCTGTATTCAAAGGCTTTATTGGTGGTATAAAAGTCACCAATCCTAAGAAAACTGCTCGTATTATTCCTTCTATTCTTCGTTAATTAATTTACTAGGTAAGGGGGCTACCAAGCCCCTAAAACCTATTTCTCAAAGCAAAGGAAGTTAAATTTAATATTATAGTAAAATGGCAATTACAAGAGAGGAAGCGTTTAGGAAAAATTATTTACAGAAAAAGAAAGTTTATTTAAGACCAGTTGTTAGAGGTGGTAAAATGGTAAGTTCTTCTAACCACATAGCATACTTTCAAATGGAAGGTGCTAAGAACTGGTTTCAATTACCAGTTATTGAACAAACTGGTGTGCTAGCAAATCCGTTTACTTCAGATGAAGAAAAAGAGTTTTTTGATAAACTTCTTGATACGGATTTAAGTATTCATAGGAAGAAAGATAATTTCTGGCATACCTTCTTTGTGAAGGTTATAAAGGATTATAATTTAATGCATGATGGTTATGCATTTGATCTCAGCGATCCTCTGGATAATTTAAAATATAGAGTAACAAAACTTCAACCCTTTGTTGCTCCTAGTTGGGATCAAAGACTTAGTAGAGGTGAATATCGTTTTGCTTTAGTTGATGAAGGTTATCAGCAAGAAAAGGAAGAAACTACTACTAATAAAACTATAGAAGCTTATACCTACTTTGGAAGCATTCAGAATTCTTTATCACAAATGAAAGACTTCTTAGGAGTCTATTATTTAGAGAAAAAAGAAATGAAATTTGTTCCTGAAGATGCTGACAAAGAATGGCTTAAGAAAGAGATTAAAAAGGTTATTGAACACGAATTAGATTTGGCACTTAAAATAATAAATGATCCTTATTCTAAAATTAAGAACACAATTCTTAAAGCTATGGTTTCAGGAGCTATTGTTAAAAGTGCTAGAAATAAGTATGATATTCCTGGTGAGGGTGTTTCATATACTTATGATGAGTTAGTTCAGTATCTTTCTAAAGCTGAAGAAGTAAAAGCGGATGTGTATTTGAAAATTTTAGCACAGAACGAACTAACGAAATAGTATGACATTCACTGAGATGAGATCGGAGGCTGAACTATTATATGAAAGTATTAATAGTGCGCCAGCTCCAGGATTTACACTAGCAGAATGGGGTCAAATTTTGACAATTGCTCAGAGAGCTGTAGTTATTGATATACTAAAAGAAGGTGTTACAAGAAACACTCTTAATGCTTTAGCAATAGAGAAACTACTTCAACCTGATAGCTACACCGTGTTTACTACTGATACTCATTTTAAGAATAGTGACGGTACTGCTGCTCAAACTTTGGATACTGGAAGTAAAGCTTTTGATCCTAAATACTTTTGGATAGTTGATGAATATTGTGAAACAGCTTCTGATACTAATATAGCATTACATAGAAGAGCTTTTGATTTCTATAGAATAAACATAGAGAATCCTTTTAGAGCTCCTAATAGTACAGATGGATTTTGGATACTACAGTATAACAACAATCCAGTGTTTGTAACAGACGGAACAGCAATTACTAAATACGCTATTCTAGGTTGTGAACATCCTGATCTCTATCCTATCGCCAATGAAGTTACATATGGCACTGAAGGTAGTTGCCTTAATGAAGGTGTTCATAGTAGAATAGTTGAAAAGGCTGTTAAGATTGCTAGGATGTCAGTTGAAGATGCTCAAGGTTATCAACTAGCCTTAGCTGAATTTGAAAAATAAATTTAATTTAAATAGTATATAATTATGGCTGCTTTAGATCTTTTAACAAAAGACAATTTTGTACAATTTACCGGTCCAAAATTTAAGGTCTTTCATTATTGGTATAATATACTAGTAGATAGGGTAAACGCAATATCATCTGATGACGGTGCTCTTACTGCTGACACTATAGCTGAATCAACGGCTGCTACTGGTGTTACAATAGACTCTGTTCTCTTGAAAGATGGAACAGTTGATCTTAACGGTGTCGCAGATGCTCTAATCCTTGATGCAGATGGTGATACAACTATATCGGCTCCTACAGCTAATCAAATAGATATAGAAGTAGCTGGTGCAGATGATTTTAGAATAACTGCAAATACATTTACTGCTTTATCAGGTAGTACAATAGCAACTAATACTATTGCTGAAACTACTGCAGCAACTGGTGTAACTATTGATGGTGTTCTGGCTAAGGATGGTGGTATTGAAACTGCAAGTGTAAAACACGTAACTGTATTTGGTGTAGCTGCTCCTAACGTAACAACTGTAGAATATGGTGATGGTAGGCATATAACAACTACACTTAGTTTTACTAACCTTGTTCTTGGAGCACCAACGGCCGGAGGTAACTCTGCACACGGTGTTTTACTCCATACCCTTAGCACAACTTCAATAAGTCACCTTGTTAAGTGCGTTGCTTGTGAAGTAGGTTTTACTGTAGGAACTGTTACAACTGATACTCCGGATGTAGGTCTTGGTACAGTTATTGGTTCTGGTGCTGTTGCAACACTTGATGGTACTGGTACATTTGAAGACATTATTACAGGTCAGACGTGGAATAAGGCTCTTGATGGGACTGCTGATAGATTTGCTTCACTATTCTCAGGAGTAGCCACAGAAGCTACAGCTTTTCCTTTTATTGATGCTGCAGGATCTGCCACTGCTATATACCTTAATGCTGCAGATGGATGGGCAGCTGGTGTAACAGGTAACTTAACTGCAACAGGAACTATAGTAATTGAATATATAATAATGACTCCGTAATAAATAATTAATCTTTTTATTAACTTAATATTTTAAAAAATGTTTGAAGATTCTAACACAAAAGTATTTGTTTGTAATGTAACAAATGGAAATGCAGCTAGTTTTGCTGCTCTTCCTTCGCAGTCAGCTGCATTTTTTACAGAACCACAAACTTTTACTGAAGGTGCAATAACTACTACTAAAACTACACTTGCGTATAAAAATACCAAGGGAGTTCTTAGTTTTGTAAGGGGCCTTTTGGCTGCCAATATTAAAAATGGTGGATATGCTGCTTATTCTGCAAGAGTAGAACAAGTTAGTTACCTTGGTTATAATGGAACATCAGGTTCCTTGGACGCCGCTAATTCCACTTACTATGGTATTAGAGTAACTCTTAATCATACCTTTGGAATGTTTAACAACAGTCCTCTAATGCTCACATTCCCATACAAAACAGACGCTTCTGCTACTCAGAGTGAAGTTGCTGCTGGTCTTGCTAATGCAGCCACAGCAGTCCTTGATAGGCAAGCTTTTAAATGTATGAAGGTTGAAAGAATCAATAGTGGTGCTCAGGCTAACGCTATAGCAGCTGCTACTGTATCTGTAGTTAACGGTGGGAAACAAATTGTAACATCTGATGACGAAACTGCTGTTCTTCTTAATGGTACGATAGTTAGGTTTGGTACTTCTGGTGCTGGTACTGCTCCTTGCTACATCATAGAAAGCCAAGATGCTGGAGCTGGTGCAGCTCGTATCTACACTCTTGATCAGAAATATCAAGGTGCTACTGATGCAACTTTTGCTGCTGCTACATTTGAAACTGTAACTGAAGGTAACTGGGGACTTAAATTCACTGGTATTAGTGTGGCTGATGCTGCATTTGCTCCTGGAGTTGATGAGCCTTTTGTAAGTTCATTTACAATTCAGTCAGATGATTTCACGACAGCTACTGTTACTTATACCACAAAACCATTTATTGGAACTGGTACGTATCAGTTGGTAGCTGATGCTGAAGCTCGTAGTCAATTTGATAAAGGACTTAGGACTACTTCAAGGTATCCTCTTAGTACTTCTAATCTTGATGCTATATCTGGTGATACTTATAATATATTTGGATTTGAAGTTCTTAATGACGACTATATTAGTCCGACTACTGGAGTTCGTCCTGTATCTAAACAAAGAGTTCTTCTCTGTGTTCTTGTAGGTCTTACTGAAGCATTCCATACAGTACTTGGATTTGGTGCTTAATTAGCTTAATAGCTTAATTTTAACCTTATAAATATGAGGGAGTAGGGTAGGTAAAAGACATCCTACTCCCTCTATTAATTTAAGAAAATATGACTGAAGTTCTTCTCGAAATGCTGAAGTATTATGGGTTAAAGGAAGTTCA